CCTGCGGCATGCCGCCAGCCTGAGCGGCCTGGCCATTTGCCTGGGCACCAAACACTGGCCCCACGCTGCCGCTCTCGGTCGTGATGAACACCGTGAACATGGCCGACACCACCGCCGCCGTCACCTCGGCATCGCTGTAGCGGCCCAGCTTGGCCACCAGTTCAATGATCGGCGCCAGGTAGGGCACGCCCCGGGCCTGCTCAGGCCGCAAGCGCCTGAAGTGCTGCAAGATGCGCCGGCGCCCACTGCTGCCCACACGCTCCACCCATTGGCCTGCCCAGGGGTTGCCGCCCGTGCGCAGCACATTGCCAGGGTGCTGGTCGTACACAAAGAAGGCACCGGCTAGGCCGTTGGCATCCAGGCGCACGCCATCGGCCATGCCCGGCTGGCTGGCCGTGCCATTGGGGTTGCCCACACGGTCGGCTTCAAAGATCTGCAGGCGCAAGCGGTAAGGCTGCGTGCCGGTGGGCTCGCCATCAGGCAGCAGCGTGAAGCTGTCGCCGCTTTCCAGCGTGCTGCGCAACACCAGGCCTTGCGCATCAAAGAAGTTGCCCTGCTGCGTCAGGTCGCATTCGTTCGAATCGGCCCACAGGCTGAACTCACGCTGCGTGTGCAGCTTCCACTCCAGCAGCTGCTCGGCAGACCAGCCCAACACATGCCGGTCAGGGCAGGCCTGCAACGCAAGGCCGGTGCCCACCACTCGGTCCACATTGGTGTTGATCGCACCGCATGCGATCGGGTGGTTGCGTGCCAGGTGGCGCGAGGCACCACGCAGGCTGCGCATCTGCGGCAGCTGGTCACCATTGGCACTGCGTGGCACACCACCACTGCGGCGCACCGCCGTGTTCGGCCCCAGGGCCTCATAGCCGCTGGCCAGCGTGCTCAGCTGCCCCATGCCTTCCATGGCCAGGCGCGCCGCCTGGTTGCGTGCCGCCGTGCGAGGCGCGAACACCTCCAGCGCGCTGTCATACACACGCGCCAGCCGCTTGGTCATGCTCATCAGCAAAGCCTCACAAAGCGGGGGCCACGCGTGGCCGTCTGCTGCTGCACCAGCAAGCGCAAGCGCTGGATCTCATCACGGATCTGCTGCAGGTCTGCATAGCGCACACGGCGGCGCGAGCCATCGCCCGGCATCACGTCGTATTCCTGCGCACCATTCAGAATGGCCAGCTCGGCAGCCACATAGGCATTCAAGCGGTCCTGCAGTTGTTGCTGGTCCATGGGCTCACAAACAAAAGCCCTGCAACCGTCAGGCAGCAGGGCAGGCAAAGAAAAAGGCGCCACACCTCTCGGTCGTGGCGCCTTGCGGCTTGGTTTGGCTCGGTGCGCACTTTCAGCACTTACCTAAACTGGCCCTGATTTTGGGCAAAAGTGTCACCTCCCGTCCATCGCTTTTTTGTCACCTCTGGGGGTGACAAAATAAACCCGGCCAAGCCCATTGCAGGCCATTGACAGCAACTGTTCACACGCGCTAAGCCATCAACGGGCCGAGCCCATCGCATCCTCAAGGCGCCACGCCAGCAGCGGCTCAAACTCACGCGCTGCTGTGCCCTGCACGATGCCCTCGAAGTCGAGTCGCTGGCGGTACACCGGCCGCCGCACAAACAAGAAGATCGGCTTCACATGGTGCCCATGCAAGCCAGATCTCGCCCAGATCCCTGCGGGCAAATGCTGGTCCATCCCATGCTGCCAACTGCGCCGCCCAAACCAGTTCCCCTTGCCCCGGCTGATGAAGTACTCCACCCCCCTGATCTCCACATAGCCATTGGCCGTCTTGCCACGCTTGGCCAACTGCTTGCGCCGTTTGTCCGTCATGTTGGCCCGGTAGCCCTGCTCCCCAAAGCCCTTGAAGTAGCTGATCAACTGCACGATGAACGAGCCCTTCACATTCCCATACCCGTCGATCTTGTCTGGCGGCATGCCAGACGCAGGCACCACCTGCCACCCCACATTCAGCACACCCAGGCGCTGCAACGCCCGCTCCATGCGTTTGTCATTGCGCCGCCCACCCTCGATCTCAGCCAGCAGCACGCTGTTGGGGTCCACCGCCTTGCCACCCGGGTAGCGCACAAACACCGAGGCCTCCAGCCGCTCCCTGCTGGCCTGCTCCACAAACACCGAGCGCAAGATGAATGGCGTCGGCCTGTCAAACACCTTGCGCATCTCGATCTGCACATCCTGGCGGGCCTGAAACGCCACATCGTTCAGAGCCCGCATCGTGGCAAAGCCCATCTGCTTGCGCCAGCGCTCCAGCTCGCGCCGCACTTCGGCGGCATTGCTCGCGCCCCTCACGCCGCACGCCCCCGCACCACACGCACGGCATCAGCCTCCAGCGTCTTCAAGATGTGCTTCGAGACCACACACACATGCCGCCTGAACTCACGCAGCAGCCGGTACCAGTGCTGCCTGCTGATCCCCAGGTACCCCGCCGCGGCCTTCACATTCTTCACGCGGTACACATAGGTCAGCATGAACACCTTGGCACTGATCGCATCCTGCGGCTGCCCCTGAATCGCCATGTGCAGCGCCAGCAACTGGGCGCTGCACTCGGCATCACGCTCGCGCATCTTCAGCACCATGGGCCGCTTCTGCAGCTTGCCCAATTGCGAGGCAGGCATCGGGGGCGATCCAAAGTAGCGCCGTGTGTGGCACCACGAGGCCCAGCTCTCGCACAGCTCATGCCTCAGCTGCTCGGCCGCCACTTCATCAGGTGGCAGGTCCACATCGGCTGCACAGCCGTCTTTGTCAGGCCTGAACAGAGCCTCGGGGCCAGAAGGCGCCGCCTCCACGTGCTCGCCATCATTGCTGGCCACGGCCGGCGCCGCCAGCTGCTTGAACTCATCTGCCAAGTGCTTCATCGAATGCCCCTGCTGATCACCCGGCGCCCCACCGGCGCCACAAACTGTTGCTGAATCTGCTGGTAAGTCGGCGCGCCAGCCAGCGGGTCCACCGCAGGCGCTGCACCGCTCACCAGTTGCGCGGGCATGTGCCCTGCGCTCTGCCCTGCGCTCTGCCCTGCGCTCTGCTCAGCGCCTTGCCCTGAGCTGTGCCCCGCCCCCTGCTCGGCCCCCTTGCCTGCGGGCTGCTCCTGTGCCCCCTGTGCCCCTCGCTGCACAAGCATCTGCACAGGTGCCTCCACTGGTGCAGGCACATGCCCACCCACAGGCGTGCCCTGCACCGGCACCACCGTGGCCACTGCCGCCAAGGGCTGGTCCTGCCTGGGCGTCACCTGCTCCAGGGCAGGCGCCTTAGGCAACTCGGGCACCACCTCAGGCACGCTTGGCTGGCTGTGGCCCACGCCCGCCGCAGCAGCCTGCACCTCAGGCCCACCCGAAGCGGCAGCGGGTACCTCTGGCCCAGGCCCTGGCCCAGACGCGGGCACAGGCACAGCAGCCGCAGCCTCACCCGGTCCATCGAACATGTCAGGCGTGAAGCCTTGCGGGATCAAATTGCCCCGCAGCGTGTCCCAGTCCAGGCGCGACCAGCGATGCAGCCCCAGGTTGTGGGCCAGCGCCAGGTTGTAGACGGTCAGGTCCAACGGCTCATTGCGGTCACCCGATGCCTTGACGTATTCCGTCACCGCACGGCCCTTGCGGTACCGCGTCACGCGCTGCTCCGCCACCAGCCCCTTGAACCACTCATCGGGTGCCCACTTGGGCATGTGCATGGCCCCATCGCCTGCCTTCAGGCGCATGCGGTTGTAGAGGTGGTCCTTGGCCACATCCGTGCCCACAATCCACAACTCGGCCGCCCCCTCCAGCTTGCGCCCACCCCAATCGATGTCCTGCTTGCTGGGCGTGGCGCCGCAGATGGGCCGGTTCGGCCGCGATGCGCCTTTGAAGATCCGGCAGTGCAAACCACGCCGCGAGAACCCGTAGTTGTAGACGTCCTGCGTGTGGTGCCCGCCCGAGTCAATGCCATACGCCGAGATGTAGATCGGCACACCGCTCTCATGCAGCAGCGGCTTCGAGCGCAACTCATCCAGCCGGGCCCACACGCTGTTCGGGTCATCAGGTTGCGTCGCGGGGTCACCATCCAACACCACGAAGTCCACAGGCCAGTGCTCCAGCCCTGGCCCCCATGCCTCGATCTGCACCTCCAGGCGGTTGCCCTGCACGTCCACCGCCATCGTCAACACCAGCGCCTTGAACGGCACCACACGCTGCGGGTAGGCCTCGGCACGCTGCTTCAACTCACCCCAACTGGTGTTGTCGTCCGCGTCCGAATACGACAGCGCCAACCGCGTGTTGAAGAACACCCGCATGCCCTCGCGGTCGCCCTTGGTCTTGCGCTCCTTCGCGCGGTCAAACTGCCGCCCCAGCTGCAGCCACGTGATCGACCCGAACGGGCTGTAATACGCCGAGATCTCAAACGACACCGTCTCACCGTCACCCGCTGAGCGCGCCTTCCAATCGGCCAGGCCACCATCATGGACATCGCGCAGCATCCACCCCTTGTGGTGTTCATCGATCTCACACCCGCACTCAGGGCACACAAACCACGCGCGGTTCACATTGCCGGTGTCCACCTCCTTCGAGTACCTGAAGTTCTCCACCACCAGGTGCTGCAACGTCAAGCAGTGCGGGCACGGCACGTAGTAGGCCTCCTGAGTGCCCATCGCGAACAGCTGGTCGATCTTCGAAAACCCAGGCACCGTGGGC